CGTTCACAGCGTTTAGCGCCCACTCCTTCAAGAGTGGGACTATACGGTCAGATCATAAGGCTCCGACGGATTACAAACGTGTCATTGTGCGGGTAACACAAAATATCCCGCATAAGGGTACGTACGTGATCTATCAGGACGACAAGGATCCTGCATATAAATATGTGCAGGAGCGGATCGACTATCTCTTGAGAGACTATAGTCTCTTTGAGGTCGTTCCCCCAGCTCGCTTTCTAAGCGATCTGGATAATTGTCGAGCTGAATCACTGACGAATGCGCGTGCCCGACTTAAGGAAGGGCGCGTGACAAACGGCAGTGACCTGGCGCAAGCCAGGCAGACAGTTAATATGATATCCCAAGACGTCTCCAGAGTCCTAAGGGCTCTGTTGGCACTCCGTAGAGGTAATGTGCTGGAAGCAGCACGTACTCTCGGTCTTTCTTGGAAAAGAGGGCGAAATGGATCTATATCCGACCTCTGGTTGGAGATGCAGTATGGGTGGAAACCCTTGCTGCAGTCGATTCATGACAATTCCGAGCTTCTTAAGAAAGGATTCCCTGAAAGGGGCGTCTCACTTAAGTCGTTTGCCCAGCGAAAGACGACATACTCTGAAACGTTTGAACGTGGCAGAGACATGATATCTATCGAGTGCCGTGGTGGTGTTCGCACCGCTTATACGGCCCTGGTCCGGAATCCTGGTTTGGCTCAAGCAGATATGTTTGGCCTGACCAACCCCGCTGAAGTTGCTTGGGAGTTAATTCCCTTTAGCTTTGTCGTTGACTGGTTCATTCCAGTTGGCAACGTACTTCAGTCATTAACCGCAACTGCGGGCCTCGATTTTGCGAACGGATATACCTCTAGTCGGCATCAAACCGATTTTAAGGTGAACAGACAGGGAGGAGGTTCGCTGGTGATTTCATACTTCTCTTTCGAGAGGTTTAGTCACTCGACGTTCCAACTTCCTGAGCTCTACGGAGCTCGGAATCCGTTCTCAACCGCTCATGGGCTTAACGCCCTTGCGCTACTTGGTCAGATGATTTAATAGTTATCTAACCAGGCCCGGGAAGGACAATAGTGTCCAGCCCAAAACCTTCGTCTGCTATACAACAGACGGAAATGGAAGCACTAATATATGCCTCAATTCCAGCCTGTGACCATCAAAGATGGTCAGAACCCGCCAGTCGCGCACAGCTTCAAGCCGCGTGAGATCAATGGTGGGGTTGCGACTCTGATCGAGTCGACCGGCATCCCCCTCGGGGATCGCCGTATCACGATGTCGGTGAACCGGACTTCCACGGG